AGTTTACATCCCATATCTCTTAAATGATCAAAGTAATTTCTTTGTGCCCAGTCTAAAGAATATAAATCAATACCCTTTCTAGAATCAAAAGTATCACCCATATCAATTACAGTGGTAATACCACGTTCCTTCAGTGTGGGAAAGAAAATATTATCATAGAACTTTTTGAAGTAACTATGAAAATGCTTTGATCCTTTTTTGAAACCAAAGTGTTGATCAGTGATGATAGCAATCTTCATCTGTTAGTATTCCTAGATTGTATAGCATCTTTGATTGAATTATAATCTGATGATTTACCATCCTGATCAGCAGTCATGACTTCCTCAAAACCAGATCTTTCAATAATTTTTTGTTTTATTTCTAATTGCTTTTTCTCTTTTTGTATTCTACGTAGGAAAGCATAGTGTATAATCTGTGTAAAATATGCAAAAGGATTCTTAGATTTGTCAGGATTAAAGTTATTAATATACTGCACACAGTTTTCTATACCATCACATACCATGTCATCTTTGAACATATAGTTTACAAAGTTTGGTTTGTATGATAGGTGTGTAGCAATTTTTAAAAAGCATTCACCAAGATAGTTTGTAATTCTTGGTTTTGGTTTGCCTAACTTCTCTGCCTCTAAGATTTCAAGTTTATATGCAACAATAGCAGCGAGGAACTCCTTGTTATTGACATAGTGCTCTGATCTTTTTCTAACCATATTATCTGTCGATTATGTTAATATTATAGCATAACTTGACAACCTTGTCTATTCTGTGTACAATAACTCTGTAAGGGTTCAAGAGATGGCTATATTAACTATTCTTAGATCTATAGAGTTTCTCTAGAATATCTCTCGCTTTAGATACACTATTGACATATCCCATATCTTTAGTTAGATCAGGATTAGTTGCCTTAAATCCATGTTTTACTAAGTCTTTATACGTATCTATTAGTTCTGTGCTGTTGATTTCTGATACCGTAATTATTTTTTCTAGAGAAATTACAAAAGTATCATCATCAGTCAACTTCATCCATGGTTCAAACTTATACCCCATGGGTATATTCGTTCCAGAGGAACGAATTTCTTGACATACCACAGGATTTGATACAACAAGATTATCTGTTGTTCCTAGTTCTACCATGACTAATGCTAATATTTCTTCGCCACTTGTTAGTTTTAATGAAGCATAAAACTCATCATAAGGTTCATCCGATTTTGATTTGGAGAATTTCATAGTTGAATTTTTCTTCGTTGTAGTATTTGATCCTTTCGATCAAGTGGTTTAGTGTGTAATTGTTTCTCGATCCCTTCTTCGTGTCATCTGCTATGTCAAATAATGTTGCACTGACTTTATTGTTCCCTTTTCTAAGAACTCTACCAATAGATTGAAGTGTTCTAATTCTAGACTTGCTAGGAGAAGCAAAGATAATGTTGTGCAAATTTTTGATGTTGATGCCTGTTGAGAATGTTCCGAATGATGCTACAATTATAGCATCTTTTTCAGTCTCAGTGATCCTTCTGACCTCTTCTCGTTCTTGAGCATCCACACCACCATGAACAAAGAATACCTTTCGGTTACCAATATTTATCAGATCGAAAAGAACCTGACCATGGGTGGCAACCCTACTATAAAGTATCAAAGTATTACCTTTCAAGTCATGAGCAAGGTTTTTGATGAAGTTGTTTCTCTTCTCATGGTTGATAATATACTGAACTTCATCCTCATAAGTATCAAACTTCTGAGGGTCATGTTTCATGATCAACACTTTGATATTCAACTTAGCAAGATACCCTGCATCCTGTAATTTTTTAGTGCTGATAATCTTATATGATGGACCAAACAACCCTTCGAGAACCCACTTGTGAGTTTGTGTGCCATCAAGGGTGCCTGTAAATCCATATCTATATTTTGTATCTGCCATCTTGGTCATGATATTTACAAGCGATTTAGATTTGAATTGATGTGCTTCATCACCTATTACCACTTCAAAGTTAGAAAACCACTTACGATCTAGTTTGTATATACTCTGCCAAGTAGAGATTATCACTGATTGTTCAGTGTTTCTTGGTGCACCACCATAAATTCTATAACAATATTTTTCTGCATCCCAACCATAATCTTCAAAATCTTTGTACATCTGTTCTACTAGAGATGTGGTAGGGACAATTAGCAGCACCTTTCTATTGCTTTCTACATGATACCTACAAATAGAATAGATCATCAGTGATTTTCCTGATGCAGTTGGTGATATAAGCAACCTTCTATTACGTCTCAGAGCGTCTGTAACACCCTCTACCTGATAATCTCTAGGTTTATACTTAGATATTGTTGTTAGATAGTCTCTGACACCTTCTTCTGAGAACGAGTCGTTCTCTTCATATGGTAATCCGTAATGTTTATTCTCTTCAAACTCAAATGTATATGAATATCTCTCGCAAAAAACTTGTAACTTATCAATCAGTCCACAATAAATCTCTCCTCTATCCATGTTGAATAGTCGAATCTTACCATCCCAATACTTATTGCGGTATTGAGGCATGAATTTAGCACCGGGTACATCAAAAGTAAATTGATCTTGTAACTCGTGCTTTATGTGTGGGTCACATTCGACTCGTAAGAATACTTCATTCTTCTTACGTATAACCAGATCAGCCATAACCAGAGGTAAAACGTCGCCACTCTATCGCATTCTTTATTTGATATGTTCTATTAGAAATTTGTTTGAGTATCTCTTCCGTATAACGAAGCATCATATCGTAATACTCTCGTTTTAGAGATAAGTTCTTTAGTTTTTCGTCAGCATCAAGATAGAGTTTTAGATCATCTTTATCTCTTACCTTGAAAGGAAAAGGTTCCTCTGCATATACAGCAGCAGTCGCTTTTCCTTGGTAATACTGCCTTCTTTCTAATAAAATTTTAGAGTATGCAGTCTCAGTTTGTTTTCTGAGAGTGAGCGTTACATTATATATGTCGTAATACTTAGCGTGTAATTGAGGTATCTTTAGTGACTCCGCATCAAGTTCGTCCTGATTCATCTTAGAATCAGAATCCCACATTTCTTGTATCTTATCTAATGAAAAACTAGACTTTCTTTCCGTCATTGTCAATCAAGTCGTACATAGTATATTTGAATATAGCAGTTGCAGTATAATACTGTTGCTGTTCTATTGTAGCATCAAAAGGTATTCCTGTCAGTTCAGTTGGAAAGAGATCTCTAAACTTGATAGTTCCTGCCTCTTGATAGTTGCTGTTGAGTATAATAAGTGTAGCGTCAGATCTTTCTTGAAAAGAACTGTTGTCATCAGGAAAATATCTACTGTCTTTCTGTAACCTTGAGAACTGATCAAAGGTCTCTGGAAATCCTAGTGAAGTTATCCACTCATACAATTGAATGTAGTTTTCTAACTTCTCATCTACAAGAAAGTCAACTCTTAGATCCTGATAAGTAAGTTTCTCACCGGGCACTGGTAAATCTCTAAGATAGTTTGCCTGCACAGCGACACCAAGAGATAGTCCGGGTAGGTTTGCCTTATTGCAGAGAAAGTCTACCTTCGGACATTTATTAATTACTAATTTGAATCCTCCTATCGAGAGTAAGTTCCTATTGGATACCTCGTTCAGAGAACACGGGTTGTTTGACATATGTATATTTATCATAAAAAAAGACCCCTCAGAGAGGAGTCTTGTAAAGATATAAGCGTCTCGCTTACATTAGGTTTTGTACCTTTACTCTTCTGTAGTAACGGTTAGAACCAGCAGTGATTCTTCCAAGACCTTGAGTTGTGCCTTCAGCAAATGGGTTTGATACCATACCGTATCTGGTTTTGAAACCAATTTTAGGTTGGAATGTATCCTGTCCAACTGCTCTTACCATCTGTAATGGAACGTATGGGCAGTAGAATAATCCTGCGTCATAAGGTGAAGAACCTTTGTAACCCATAACATAGTACTGATCAGCAGATAGGTTAGCAGCGAATGGGTCGATGTATACCTTGAATCTTCCGTTCAATGTACCTGCGAATGTGTTACCTGTATCGTCAACTGTTAAGTTAGCGTTTAGAGCAGGAGTGTAGTCTAGTTGACCTGCAGCAGCAAGTGCAGAAGCAACGTCAGCAGAACATAGGATAATGTTACCCTTTCCTCTACGAGTTTCCTGTGCGATTGCGTTTGCATCTCTTTCAAGTTGGAACATCATTCCCTTGAACTTCTCAACCATCCATCTTCCGTTTGAGTCAACGTCTAAGTCGAAGACACCTGTTGATGCAGTGTTTGTCTGTGCACCGGGTCTTGCAACCTTGTAGATTGTTCTGATGATTTCTCTGTTGATCTCAGCAAGTATCTCTGTTGAGAGGATATTTGCTAATTCTGCTTCTGCATCTAGACCGTGGATTGCCTTCAAGTCTTGAGCAAGTTCTAAACTGTACTCTGCCTTTAGTGCTCTTGATCTTGCTGCAACAGTAACCTTCTCGATGCTGAATGACATCTCGCGGAAGTCATTTGCTGATGCATCTCCTAAAGATTCAAGTGCAGTTGAGTCAAAACCTTGACCAACGTTATATGCATTAGCTGAACCACCGTTGAGGATTGATGGGTTTGTTCCATCTGTCGCAGGTGTCTGACCTTGTGCTGTTGTACCGAAACCAACGTCTGTTCCGCCGTCAGTTGTGTTTAGTACATAGTCACCCTGTGTCATAGATGCATCGCTATCTTGAGCAGAGAACGCTGAATCTGGTTCGTTGAAGAATGCCTCTCTTCCTGACTGTCCATCGTATCTGGTTCTCATCGCGAAGATAAGACCTGTTGGACCGTTCATTGGTTGTACGCCTGCTAAATCGTATGCCACCAAGTTAGGCATAGCACGACGTATTAGAGAGATTAGAACTGGGTCAAAACCTGCTACAGGTCCTGCATCAGTTGATCCACCACTGAATCCGGGAGTTCCTGCGGATGCTCCACCGTTTCCTAATGATGTTGTAGGAGGTGCTTCTGTCAAGAATGCACGTTCCTCTCTTAAAAATCTTTCTTGGTTTTCTAGAAGTTGTGCGGTAACCGCTTTCCTGTGATTATCAGATATCTTATCAATACCTTCTGCCTCTAGGAGAGGTTGCCACTTCTTCTGTAGTTGAGAAGAATTAAACATAATAGTTGTGTTTTAGTTAATTTACTGGTACTTAGTTAGTGCTTGAATGTATGACTCCATAGCAGGGGAATGTTCCTCTACTGGAGCATCTTCAGAGATAACTTCTTGTGAACTTGCCTCTGGTTTCTTAGGAGCGAAATATGTCTCTCTAAGAGTAGACAGTTTTTCACGATATTGTACTTCACTTTCAAACTCAACGCCTTCTGCTAGATTTGCAATCTTCTCTTTTTGAGATAGTGCAAGACCCTCACAGACTTCATCTAGGATGTTGTCGGAAACAGATGTCGCTAAACGCTTCGTTAATGAAACATTGCTCTCAATCTGTTCATTGAGTTTAGTCTCCATATCATCTAATTTTTCGACCATTGCCTCAAGTACATCATATTTTTCATCAGGGATGTTTACATAATGTTCTTCAAAAAGGTTCTTTAGACCGGTCATAAAGGACTCAGAGAGATCTCCTCTGATTCCTGATTCTAATTGAAGTGTGTTCTCAGTGAACCACTCATTTGCTACGTACTCTAGGTACGAATCGATTCTCTCAGTAAGTTCCTTCTTAATAGAATCAACTTCTTCGATAAGTGTTTTATCGTACTGAGCAGACATCGCCTCTTTTGCTTCGGCGATTCTTGATTTTACAACTGCCTCAAAAACGGTAGTTGCTTTATTTTTGAACTCATCAGAGAGTTCTTCACCTTCAAGAAGTGCTTGAACGTCTTGTGAAAGATCGATCTCTTCTTCTTGAATCACATTTTCTACTTCCTCTTCCTGTTCCACTTCTTCGTTAGCACCACGACCGTAACCTGATGAGGTTATAGCAGCAGGACCGGGAAGTGTCATCGCTCCAGCAGACCCTTTTGTCTGTGGATCACCCTGTTGGGCAAATTTAGCGGATGGAGTCTTCAACTTGTTAGAGTCGTCTGTAGACT